TACTGGCGCATGCGGCGCCGTCCACAGGCGTGATTTTTTTTGCCGCATGACGCAAGTTTTACTTGCTATGCAAGATTGTCTTGCATATAGTCCTCTCATCACCAGCCGCCCGGCTCGTCGCCTCGAGCCCAAGGGAATGGTCCCAGGTAGCGGCGGCTGGTGACAGAGGGAGAGACAGATGTACGCCACCGACTATGATCTGGAGCTGCCGTCCGTCGTTGACGGACTGATCGTCAACTATGCCGAGCAACACTGCCGGATCGTCGTTGATGAGCACTGCGACCTCATTCGCCTAGACCTGCGCGCCTGGACATCCAGCGTCATCAAGCCGGCGCCGTCGATCAAGATTAGTCGCGACTCGACCGGAGACAAAAACATCATTTTTCAGGAGGCGCGCGAAGCAGTCCGCCGCTGCGCTGATCACATCCGAGAGATTTGCGGGATACCCGACCTGATCGAGGTCGAGATGCCCGACTACACCGACCAACGGTTCCGCAACTCCGCGCGTCAGCGCCGCGTCGCATAGCAGATACGTCCAGCCGTCTCCATCAGGTGTGCGGGGCATCTGAGCGCGAAGCGCGGCCGGGGGCTGGACGTTGCATTCAAACCCGGCCGCGCTATCCCCGAGAGTGGGAGTTTTTATGCTGCATCCGTGCATAGAGTTTGAGCGAGGCATGTGGGCGGGGTTGGATAGCCACCCGATACCGACCGATGGCAACCGGCAATACTGCCATGGATATGCCGCCGGCCGCGCCGTCCTCGCCGAAATGCAAAGGCGCCGCGAATACGTAATCGATCCGGAGGCTAAAAGTGCCGAACTCAAACGAAAGATCGTCGAACTGCGCTCGAAACTCGCAAATCAAGCGCGCCGAACACACAGAGCCGTCAGGGCATATCAATCTGCCATTGGTCATATTCAGTCTGCTGGCAGCCGGTCTGGCCATCATTTGGACGTTGATACCGATCGCGGCGAGGTGAGGCCATGAGAGAGACGAAATTCACGCCGGGGCCTTGGCTCGTTGAGCGCCGCGCGACAAAGAAAACCGGCACCCATCACACAATTGGAGTGATGCTCGACGAGATGGGCGGCGTTTTCGGCACTCACACAAGCGGCCGATACATGAGTGTCAGTGGCTGCATCGATGAGCACGACGCCGCTTTGATCGCGGCAGCGCCAGACCTATACGAGGCGCTGAGGGACATGTGCGAAGGCGGTGGCTTAGATGATGGTGGCGACGTGATCGAAAAGGGCATTGCCGCCCTCAAAAAGGCCCGAGGTGAGACATGACCACGTGGCAGATTATCGGGCTCTATCTCATCGTCGCTGGCGTCGCGCTGGTAGCGGCGGAGGAGATCGTGAAGGGAATGATCAGGAGGCTCGGCTAATGGCCACGATATTACGACTGCCGCGCTTCCTTGGCGGCGGGCCACGCACGGAGAAAATCCCAGCCGACGATTGGGATACCGAATTGCTGGCCCTCCGATCAATCGGGGAGTGGCTGGCCACGCTACCGACCGACGAAGCACGGTTTCGCGCTCTGACGTTTTGGATGTGGCGCCTGAAGAGCGGCGACAGTCCGCGGATTACCGATTGGGTTGATGATTTCGCAGAACAGAGCGCGGCTCAGATAGCGGAGCGCACCGGATTTGCAGTGACGAAGAAGGGGAAACCAGAATGACGATGACCCAGGAATTTTTCGACGAACTGCGAAAGCGCATGAGCGCGCCCGGCAATATCGAAACGGTCGTGCGCATCGCCCCACCGGTCCCGAACGCAACGGCCATTGAGGCCCTCCGCCTCATGCGGGACACGACACAGAGCCGAGACCAATACGCCCGCGCCGTGGAAGCGCTCAAACAGATGGGGGTCAGCGATGAGTGAGGTGGCTAAAATCACGCCTGCTGAAGTGCAAGCGCCAGCGCCAGCCCAGCAGGACGGCACCGGAGCGCTGATCAGCATGATCGAGCGCGCGGCCCGTGATCCATCGGTTGATATCGACAAGATGGAGCGGCTCTATCAGATGCACATCGCTGCCGAGGCGCGACGGGCAAAGGTATTCTATCTCGCCGCGTTGGCTGACATGCAGCCGGAGCTGCCAGTTGTCGACAAGCGCGGCGAGATCGACCGTAGCAAACGCGACGACAAGGGCCAGAGGCAGGCTGCAAAAGCGACCAAGTATGCCAAGTGGGAAGACGTTGTCGAAGCGATCACACCGATCCTGGCTAAGCACGGCTTCGCCTTGTCGTTTCGTATCAAGCAGGAGGCGCGCGTCGAAGTGGCGGCCGTTCTTGGCCACAAGGCCGGCCATTGCGAGGAGACCTCGATGTCTCTGCCGATCGACGACAGCGGCGCCAAGAACAACATGCAAGGCTGGGGCTCGAGCGTCAGCTACGGCAAGCGATACACGGCGTTCGCACTGCTGAACATTGTGGCTCGCGGCGAGGACGACGACGGCCAAGCCGGCGGCGAAAAACCGGCGACAGCCACGCTCGACGAAATTGAAAAGCTGATCGCCGATACCGGCGTCAAGAAAGTCGACGTGCTCGCGCATTACTCGGTCGAGGCACTTGACGATCTGACCGGCAAGCAGCGGGACGAGATCAAGACAAGGCTCACGGCAAAGCTCGCACACGTGAGGAAAGCCAATGCGCGTGGTTGATGTCGAGCAAGGCTCGGAGGAATGGAAGCTCGCGCGGCTTGGCAAGGTCGGCGCGTCGATGGTGGCCGATGCCACGGCACGCACGAAAACCGGCTGGGGGGCGTCCAGGGCCAATCTGGCGGCCCGTCTGGTAGCAGAGCGGCTGACCGGCGCGCTCCAAGACTCGTTTGTCAACGACGCCATGCGATGGGGAACTGAGAGGGAACCGGAAGCGCGATCGTTCTATGAGTTCGTGCACGGGGTGAAGGTCGATCAGGTCGGGCTGGTGCTTCACCCCAAGATCGACATGGCCGTGGCTTCGCCGGATGGCCTGATTGGGGACAACGGGCTGATCGAAATCAAGTGCCCCAACACCGCAACCCACATCGAAACGCTGCGCGGGATGCAGCCCGATCCCCGCTATCTCAAACAGATGCAATGGCAGATGGCCTGCACCGGCCGGCAGTGGGTCGATTGGGTTTCCTATGATCCACGCATGCCCGCCGAGATGCAGATGTTCGTGGCGCGCGTGAAGCGCGACGACGAGATGATCGGCGAACTCGAGGCGCAAATCGCGACGTTCCTACGCGAGGTCGAGCAGACTTGCGCCGAGCTTGTCGCCCGGTATCGGCAGCCTTTAGCAGCGGAGTAATCGTCATGGAACGCTCGTGGTCCAACCTGCACATGATCAAACTGTGGGCTCGACAGGGTTTGCCCGCCGCCGTCGTCATGCACCGCTGCTGCGAGCACATGGGCTGGCAGGGGCCACACCCGACGCTGCGAGAGATCATATTCGAAATGGACCGTTTCAGGAATCCAGGGACGGCGCGTGATGCATCGCGAGCTGCGGGGGTAGCGACGGCGGGGAGCGCCGGCCCTGGTGCTGATCGGAGAGCTGACACATGACCATCACCGACCGCGCCCGCGCATCTGTGAGCGAGATGCCGGCGAGAGAGCAGGACATCGCCGAGCGGTTTCGGCTCGTCGCCGAGGAATGGGCCGACGCCGACGCGGCATTCTACATGCTCGACAGCACGACGACTTCGATACGCGCTGAGATCGAGTTGCGGCACATCGATGCCGGCGTGCCGGCGTCCAAGGCGGAGAAGGTTGCAAAGGTCTCGCCCGAGTATCGCGAGCACGTGCAGAAGGCTGCAGACGCCAAGCGAAACGCGAACGTGCTTCGGGCCCGAATGGACTATCTGCGCATGCGCGAGCGTAGGCAGGATCGGCGCGAGTGGCAGGCGATGAGTGAGCGCAAAATGGCGAGGTCATCGACATGAGCAAAGTAGCCGACGTAAAAATCGATTGGGACGATATCGACTGGCACAATACCCACACGGAAGCGACCCTTGGCATATATCACCTCGGGATTTGCGATCACGAATTGGGACAGTGCGTTGCGTTATCAGTCGCACTTGACGACGACGAAGACAGCCCAGAGCCGCAGATCATCCTTTTGAATGAGGATGCGATCGACGAGTTGATGAAATATCTGCGGCAGACGGCCAAATCGCTATGACTCGACAAGAATTTACGAAGCAAACCAAGATCGCGGCGCATCAGCGCTCCAAGGGCATCTGCGAATGCGGCTGCGGTCTCAAAATAATTGGGCTGGTCGAATATCATCACATTGTCGCGGCATCCCTTGGCGGATCGAACGACATCGATAATTGCATGGTGATGTCGAAGAAATGCCACCGCCGGTTGACCGAGGAAAAGGACATTCCAGAACTGGCAAAGTCGCAGCGCATTTTCGAGAAGCGTATCGGTGTGAGAAAGAGGCGTCCATTTCCGACCCGTCCAAAGTCCCAGCAATGGGGCCGACAATTCCACGAGTAGCGGGGTGCGTCATGAGTTGGCTCTGGATCTACGCGGCACTGACTATCGGATTTGTTGCCGGCGCTGCGCTGGTGGCAATTCTACGGGGGAACGACGAATGAGCATCCCCACCCTGCTGACGCTGCAGGAAGCCGCGGCCAGGCTCGGCAAGGTCACGGCGCGCGCTCTGCGGACCGAGGCACGAAAGGGCCGGTTGCATCTCACCCGCGTGGCGGGCAAAGATTACGTCACGGAATCGGATTTGGGGGAGATGATCGAGCGATGCCGCGCCGCTCAAAGGGGCCTAGGTTGTGGCTCCATTGCCGCCCAGGGCGGGAGCCCACATGGCTCATCCTCGACGCCGGACGCCAGCACAGCACAGGCTGCAGCCAAAGCGACCGTGCAGGCGCTGAGAGAGCGCTTGGCCGCTACATCGCCGACAAATACCGCCCGCCGACGCGAGAAAGCGCGCTCGAGCGCATCCTCATCGCCGACGTGATGACCGTCTACCTCAAAGAGCACGCGCCGCATGTGAGGAATCCGGAGTTTTTGATCCACACTGCGAACCCAATCATCGACTGGTGGGGCGCCAAGACTTTGGCAGAGATCCGGGGCCAGAGCTGCCGAGAGTATGTGGACTGGCGCTGCAAGCGTGGGGTGTCGGACCAGACCGCCCGGCACGACCTCAAAACGCTAAGAGCCGCGATCAACTATTTCCATCGGGAGTATGGCCCACTGTCTGCCGTGCCGAGCCTCACCATGCCAGCCAAGGGCGAGCCGCGCGACCGCTGGCTTACCCGCTCGGAGGCAGCCCGCCTGCTGTGGGCCGCCCGCAGCCATCCCCGGCTCGCCCGCTTCATCCTAATCGGGTTGTATACGGGCACCCGGAAGGACGCGATTGTCCGGCTCAAATGGACGCCGAGCTTGACCACGGGATATTTTGACCTCGACGCCGGGGTGATGCACCGCATGGGGCGGGCCGAGGAAGCCACGGCGAAGCGCCGGACGCCCTGCCGGATCCCGGATGGCCTCATGCCTCACCTGCGCAGATGGGCCGCCGGCGACCTCGCTAGGGGCTGGGCCGACGTGTGCCACCTGCACGGGGCAGCCTCGCGCTCGATCAAGACGAGCTGGGCCAGCGCCAGGGCTCGAGCCGGGCTGTCCGCCGACGTGACACCACACACCCTCCGGCACACCTGCTGCACCTGGCTCATGCATCGAGGCGTTCCGATCGCCGAGGCGGCGGGGTTCGTGGGGATGTCCGTCGAGATGTTTGACAGGGTATATGGGCATCACCACCCGGACCACATGGCCAAGGCGACGGCGAGATGAAACCGTGCACGCAATGCGGCAAGTGCTGCCTATACGACCGCTACATGAACACGCTGCAAATCGACGGCGAGGACGTGAAGCGCTGGCGGCGGCAGCGGCGATATGACATCCTGGCGCATATCGAGGTGATGGGGGTGTCCAAGGCCGACCCTTGGGCGGATGCCTGGTTCACCAAGGCGGGCCACGAGGTCAGGCGCTGCCCCTTTGTCCGCAAGCTCCGTGGGACGGATCGCTACACCTGCACCATCTACGACACCCGGCCGCAGGTGTGCCGGGAGTATCCGCAGGACGTGAGACAGATGCGGGGCATCGAGTGCGAGATGCTCGAGCCGGGCGACACCGACGCCGATCTTGATCGGCTGATGGGCCGCTCGCCAACGAATGCCAACGATTGAGACGATTCGGCCCGCGTTTCGTTGGCGTCAAGTGCACGAGAAAGCCCGATAAATCGCGGTTTTAATGCTGACTCGGTTGCTTCGGGAGCAAGGGGTCGCGAGTTCGAATCT